TAAGTCTCGCATAGTAGATAACAAAGCATTCTATGCAAGCGGTACATTTGACAATGCAGGTCTGTTTGGTCAGCAAGCGTTTAAAGGTGGTGGTAAATACATAACAGTAGTAGAGGGAGAAGCTGATGCCCTAGCGGTGTCGGAAATGTTTGACGGTAAGTGGGCAGTTGTGTCAATACGGTCAGGCGCATCAGGAGCAGTTAAGGACATCAAGCAGAACTTGGAGTGGCTTGAATCCTTTGAGAATGTAGTCATCTGTTTTGATAGTGACAATGCGGGTCAGGAAGCATCTCGCGCGGTGTTAGATTTATTTACACCCAACAAAGCGAAGAACGTAAAGTTACCTGTCAAGGACGCAGGTGAAATGCTGAAGGAACGCAACGTACAGGGATTCATCAGGGAGTGGTGGAACGCTAAGACGTATCAACCAGACGGTATCATTGCAGGACTTGATACTTGGGAGTCAATCGTAGCGCAGGAGGACGTACAGTCCATACCCTATCCGTGGACATGCTTGAATGATATGACCTATGGTTTCAGGGAGAAGGAACTAGTAACAATAACCAGTGGTTCTGGTATGGGTAAATCACAGATTGTCAGAGAGTTGGAACACTACTTACTAGGTGCAACAGATGACAACATTGGTATACTCGCGTTGGAAGAGGACATACCTAAAACTGCTCTAGGGATTATGAGCATCGAGGCAAACCAGACTCTACATCTGAGCCGCGAGTTTAGCAGGGAAGATAAGAAGGTATTCTGGGATAAGACATTAGGCACAGGACGTATCTATATGTTTGACCACTGGGGTTCTACCAATGAGGATAACTTACTAAGTCGCATTAGGTATATGGCTAAAGGTCTTGACTGTAAATGGATTATTCTTGACCACTTGAGTATTGTTGTTAGTGACCAAGAGAACGGTGACGAACGCAAAGCCATTGACAGCATCATGACTAAGCTACGTCAGTTAGTTCAGGAGACAGGTGTTGGTTTATTCTTGGTGTCACACCTACGCAGACCATCAGGGAAGGCGCATGAAGACGGTGGACAGATTAGCTTGGCTGAGTTACGAGGTTCAGCGGCAATCGCACAGCTATCCGACATGGTGATTGGTTTGGAACGTGACCAACAGAATCAAGATGCACAGGTAAGGAATACCACTACAGTACGGATACTTAAGAACCGATACGCAGGACTTACAGGGGCGGCTTGCTACCTCTACTATGATAAAGATACTGGTCGTATGATTGAAACTACGTGTCCAGTTAATGATGACAATCAGGAGTTCTAGTGAAGCAGATAGTATTTGATATAGAAGCTAACGGTCTACAGCCTACAAAGGTCTGGGTAATCGTTGCTTGTGACCTATCAAACCAAGAGACAGTTGTGTTCTCTGGTGATACGTTACAGGACTTCAATGCTTATATCAAAGATGCTGAGGTCATTGGTCATAACATCATTGGCTATGACGTACCAGTTCTTGAACGCTTACTAGGCACAGACTTTAGTAGTTGTAAGATTACAGATACATTAGTATTGTCAAGACTTACTGAACCATCGCGTGAAGGTGGTCATTCATTAGATAACTGGGGACAGCAGTTAGGTTTCCCTAAAGGAGAACACAGTGATTGGAATACATTTTCTCAGGATATGGTGGACTATTGCAAGCAAGATGTACTGGTTAATGTCAAAGTGTACCACGCGCTACGAGGTGTACTGGCAGGTTTTGGAAGCGAAAGCATTAGCCTTGAGCATCAAGTACAAAGCATTATCACAAAACAAACGGACAACGGTTGGTTACTAGACCAAGAACATGCTTTTGTTTTACTTGCTAAACTTAAGGAGAAGAAGTACGACCTCGAAGATAAGGTACATGAAACATTTAAACCGTTACCTACATTCATTAAGGAGATAACACCTAAGTACAAGAAGGACGGTACGATGTCCGTGGTTGGTCTTAAGTTTCTAGGGGACAGTTGGTCAGACTATATAGCACCATTTAGTCGCGTTGATTACCCAGAGTTTAACTTAGGCTCACGACAGCAGATAGGTAGATACTTACAATACTTTGGTTGGAAGCCTGAGAAGTTTACAGAGAAGGGTCAAGCCATTGTTGATGAAGCTATCTTATCTAAGGTAACTAATATACCAGAAGCTAATATGATTGCTGAGTACCTAATGGTTCAGAAGCGTATAGCACAGGTACAGTCATGGTTAGATGCTGTTGAGGACGATGGTCGTGTACATGGATATGTAAATTCTAACGGTGCAGTAACGGGACGTATGACACACTCTAGTCCTAACGTAGCACAAGTGCCTAGTTCAGGCGCACCATACGGAGCAGATTGTAGAGCCTGTTGGACTTCACCTAAAGGCTACAAGATTGTTGGTATGGACGCATCAGGACTTGAGTTACGTATGCTTGCACATTATATGAACGATGAGGGATATACAAATGAAATACTCACTGGAGACATTCATACAGCAAACCAACTTGCTAGCGGTGTTGACACACGAAGTCAGGCAAAGACTTTCATATATGCGTTCTTGTATGGAGCAGGGGACGCAAAAATCGGAAGTATCGTTGGAGGAACTGCTGTTGATGGTAGAAGACTTAAGAAGAAGTTCCTCTCAAACACGCCATCTCTTAGAGACCTACGAGAAAGAGTTAGCGTGGCATCTGGAAGAGGTTATGTTCACGGATTGGACAGGCGCAGAGTCGCAGTACGCTCAGAACACGCGGCATTAAACACGCTGTTACAGTCAGCAGGTGCAATCGTTATGAAGAAGGCATTATGTTTACTGGACGAGTACGCTAAGGCTTGGAACTTAGATTATAAATTTATAGGAAATATACATGATGAAATTCAAACAGAAGTTAAAGAAAGTGAAGCAGATGTTTTCGGACGCTTGGCAGTGTCTTGTATTGAAGCCGCGGGCATTCATTATAAACTTAATTGCCCCCTCGCAGGAGAGTATCAAGTCGGAGACAACTGGTCGGAAACGCATTAGGAATTGTAATCACTGTGGCGTAGTGCTAGTAGAGGGAGACAACTGGGCGAAGAGTACCGTGGCTAAGAAGAACTATATATGTAAGAAGTGTAACTCAGCCAATACCCAGAGAAACCTTAAGAAGCGTAAAGGGAGAAAGGCATGAAGCCATGTAAAGCAGATAGGAAGAAGTTTGACTTAGACCTACAGTACGGAGAAGTCAGGGAGGACAAAGTAGCTGAGATGCTACAGGACAAGAAGATTGAGGTTAAGTCAGAGAAGGACTTATGGCAGAAGACAGGTAACATTTGCATTGAGTATGAGTCATGGGGTAAGCCGTCAGGCATTGAGGCTACTGAGTCAGACTACTGGTTTCATAACCTCTGCATTGGTGACGATGAGTATTGTACCTTAGTATTCAAAACACCTGTACTGAAGAAGATTGTTAATAAGTTAGATACGTTCAGGAGTGTATCAGGAGGAGACCATAACGCTAGCCGTATGCACTTGGTCAACCTACGTAAGTTATTCTCAAGCGATGTCATTAAGGCATTCAAGGATATAGACGATGAGTAAGACAATACACACACTAGTCAATGACATATACCGATTGATGGAGACAAAAGAGGCAGAGGAATCCGTAGACGTAGAAGCGGAGATTGAGAGGTTCGGAGAGTCGATGAAGGCTCTTATGCGTACAGAGTTTAGTCGTGAACGTACAGCAGATAAACGAACACTACGCCTGTCAAACATTGGTCGTGACGATAGGGTCTTATGGAATGTTGTTAATGGTACTGAGAAGGAAGAGATTAAACCTGCTACCTACATTAAGTTTATGTACGGTCACTTGATAGAAGAGATGTTATTGTTTATGACACGTATGGCAGGACACGAAGTATCAGATGAACAACGTGTATGTGAAGTAGAAGGCATCAAGGGACACATGGACTGTAAGATTGACGGGCTTGTTGTGGACGTTAAGTCAGCCAGTTCCTTCGGGTTCAAGAAGTTCAAGGACGGTACACTGGCTATGGACGATGCCTTTGGTTATGTTGACCAGATTAAAGCATACGCCCATGCCTGTGGTGAGACTGAGTTCGGTTGGTTGGCTATGGACAAAGCCAATGGTCATCTCGCGGTACTTAAGTACGACCTAGAGGATACCCAAGCCCCTATACATGAACACATCAAGGGAGACATTAGAGAGCGTATAAAGCACGTTAAGGAGATGGTTAAGGGAGATGAGCCTACTGAGTTATGTACCAAGACAGTACCAGATGGTAAGTCGGGTAACATGAAGCTAGGCATCAAGTGTTCCTACTGTCAGTACAAAAAGCATTGCTATCCAGAACTGAGAGCCTTTGCCTATTCGTATGGTCCGAAGTTCCTTAGCGAAGTAGTCAACGAGCCTAGAGTACAGGAGATTAACCTTGAGCAAATATAAACCACGGAAGACTAGCGGTAAGTTTCGGTCAGCGTTAGAGAAGGAGTTTTCAAAGGAGGTTAAACGTAAAGGCTTTGACTATGAACCATACGGTATGCCCTACACAGTGTTCAGAACCTATATGCCAGACTTTGTACATGAACCAAGTAAGACAGTAGTGGAAGTAAAAGGTTTCTTTCGTGTAGGTGACACCTTGAAATACAAGTCAATTCGTGATACAATATTAGAAGATGGTTACGAATTAGTATTCTTACTGTCTAACGAACATAAGAAGGTACGGAAGGGCGGTAAGATTACAATGGGTCAATGGTGTGTTAAGGAAGGTATGAAGCACTACACACTAAGCACCGCTCAAGAACTTGTCAAATACGTAGAAGGGAAGATGAAGTAATGTCACATACATTAGAGGAACTCAAGGAAGCAGTAGCAAGGGACTACGATGCGGTGTTAGTAGTTGAGGCTTTGGACATCTCAGTTGAGGACTTGCTAGAGGCTTTTGAAGATAGATTAATTAGGAACAGAGACTTATTTACGGAGGACGATTATGAGCATTAATGATGCAACACCTGCTGACTGGGATGCACTACGAGATAAGCACCCTGCATTGGTTAAGAAGTATGAAGACTTTGTGACCAAGAATGAAGATGTAGTCAACAGCCCTAGTCACTACAACTACGGTAAGGTTGAATGTATTGAAGCTATAGAAGAGTCTATGTCACCAGACGCATTCAAGGGTTATCTCAAAGGCAACACCATGAAGTACCTATGGCGTTATGAACGCAAAGGTAAGGGACTAGAGGACTTGAAGAAAGCACAATGGTACTTGAACAGGCTGATAGAGGAGGCAGAGTAATGCAAGGACAGACACACGGAGGCAAGGGGTCAGGACAACGACCCACTGACTCCAAAAAGTATGCAGACAATTACGATGCCATATTCGGTAAAAACAAACAGAAAACTAAAGACAAAAAGGAAGTTAAGAAATGAATCAGTATCAACAGTTTATACATAAGTCCCGTTACGCACGTTGGCTACCAGAGCAAGGTAGACGTGAGACATGGGCAGAAACAGTACAGCGTTACGTAGACTTCTGGGATGGTCGTGGTCAGATAAGCAAGGCTGAAGGTAAGAAAATGTATACTGCAATATATAATCTTGATGTAATGCCCAGTATGCGTTGTATGATGACAGCAGGTGAAGCGTTAGACAAGGACAATGTAGCAGGGTTTAACTGTAGTTACCTACACATTGATTCACCACGTAGCTTTGATGAACTTATGTACGTACTTATGTGTGGTACAGGCGTAGGGTTCAGTGTTGAACGCAACTTCATTACCAAGCTACCAGTTATCGCTGAGTCATTCCATGAGACTGACAGCACCATTGTAGTGGCTGACAGCAAGATTGGATGGGCTAGTGCATTCCGTGAGTTGATTGCTATGCTGTACGCAGGTAAGATACCTAAGTGGGACATGAGTAAGGTACGCCCATCAGGTGCTAGACTTAAGACCTTTGGTGGTCGTGCTAGTGGCGCAGAGCCTCTTGAGGATTTGTTTAACTTCTGTGTAGGTATATTCCAGAAGGCACACGGACGTAAGCTAACGAGCATTGAGTGTCACGATGTTGTATGTAAGATTGCAGACATTGTCGTTGTCGGTGGTGTTCGTAGGTCAGCATTGATTAGTTTGTCAAACCTATCAGACCCGCGTATGGCTAAGGCTAAGTCTGGTCAGTGGTGGATGGATGAAGGTCAACGTAGACTGGCTAACAACAGCGTAGCGTACACAGAGAAGCCAGACTTTGAGTCATTCCTTACTGAGATGCACACCATGTACGACAGTAAGGCAGGTGAACGTGGTATCTTTAGTCGTGTGGCGGCACAGAAGATAGCCGCTAAGAACGGACGTAGAGACCCTGAGCAGGACTTTGGAACTAACCCTTGCTCTGAGATTATCCTACGCAGTAATCAGTTCTGTAACCTATCTGAGGTCGTTATACGTGCAGATGATGACCTTGTTAGTCTTAAAAAGAAAGTTGAAGTAGCTTCCATCATCGGAACTCTACAGGCTACCTTGACTGACTTCCGTTACCTACGCAATGTATGGAAAAGAAACACAGAAGAAGAAGCACTATTAGGTGTCAGTTTAACTGGTATATGTGACCACTATCTACTAGGTAAAGATTCACCAGACCTAGATAAGTGGTTAGGGGAGATGAAGGATGTTGCAATTAAAACTAATAAAGAATGGGCTGACAAACTTGGCATTGCTCAGTCTGCGGCTATTACTTGTGTTAAGCCAAGCGGTACTGTGTCTCAGCTTGTTGATTCTGCTAGTGGCATACATCCCCGTTTTTCTAAACATTACATTCGTAGAGTACGTTCAGACAAGAAAGACCCGCTTGCTCAGTACATGACAGCCGCAGGTTTCCCTGTGGAAGATGACGTAATGAGTAAGTCTTCATTGGTCTTTGGCTTTCCAATCAAGTCACCTGAGAGTAGTACCACAGTAAAGCAGGTGGGTGCTATGGAACAGCTAAGAGTTTGGAAGAAGTACCAAGACCACTGGTGTGAACATAAGCCAAGTATCACTGTTTATTATACAGATAGTGAGTTCCTGCAAATAGCACAGTGGATATGGGATAACTTTGATTCCGTCAGTGGTATTAGTTTGTTGCCAGTTAGTGACCATGTGTATCAGCAAGCCCCGTATGAGGACATAACCGCTGAGAAGTATGAGGAGTTACTAGCGGCTATGCCAGTTGATATTAAGTGGGAAGACCTAGAACACTTTGAGAAGGAAGATAATACTACAGGTTCTCAGGAACTAGCGTGTGTCGGAGGAGCGTGTGAAATAGCATAGGTAAAACTAAGGGGGCGTAATGCCCCCTTTTGTTTTTAATCTTCATCTGAACCTTCAGGAGCTAGAGGAAGTTTCATAGCTTCTACAATAATAGCACGGTCAGCCTGTATAGCCTCCCTCATTGCTTTGCTTATCTTAGAACTTAATACTTTATCCGTCTCTTTAAGCATGGCTGACAACCCTCTACGTAAAGACGGACTGACTGAACCACGATAAATAGCATAGCCTATTGCTCCTGTGCCTATTCCTGCTCCTATGGCGGGTAACAAACCTGAGTAACCTGCCGCCCCTACGACACTTGAAGCTAAACCAACCGTGGCTATTTTACTTAATAAAGTTGCGGGAGGTGTAGTCCCCGTGGCTTTATACATATTATCAATTAAACGACCTATTTTTGTGTCAGCCTCTTGCGCGGCTTTTGGTAATAAATTGTCATTAGCACGTAATAATAAGTGTTGTTTTCTTAGCTTGTCTAACACAGCGGTTTCAGGAACAGCATCCGCTACTTTCTCATTTAAGAAATCACGGACAGCGCGTTGTGCTACCGTATAAGCGTTTTCGTTACCGTCAAAACTTCCTTTACCTTGCTCTTTAGACCATTTATCTAAGTCTTTACGCACTTGCATAAGTTGAGCAGGAGAGCCATCAGATGTAGCTAGTAGCTGTTGTGCTTTATTAAATATTTTTTTAGCAACCGCTGAAGCATCACCAACAAGAACAGGATTAGTTTTCTGTAATTCGTCTACAATTTTACCTAACTCTGTGTTTAACTGTTTTTTATTTAACTGGACTTTTGATTTTTTTAAATCATTTACAAGAGAATTATGTACAGTATTTATTTCGGAGTCTATTATAACCCTATTACCAACCAAACTATTTTTAGAATTAACAGGAATATCTCTTAAAACATCAACCATTTCTATCTCTAAATCAGTAGGGTTGTAAACATTACGACCTTTAGCGTTTTGAGTCATACGTTTAGCGCGGGCTTCGTCATTAGCTTTAGTAGAGATAGGAGTAATTAGGTCTTCTAAATAATCCCCTCGTCTTTTTGTCTCTATGTGTTTAGCACGGTCAAACTGCCTATCAGACTCAGTACGAAACAAAGTTTTATCTGGTATAGGCTTTCTTTTAAAAGGTGGAGCAAACACTTCAGCTACGTTAATAATACTTTCCACACCCATAGCATCATTAGGGTTTTCTGATTTCCATTGTAAATAAGATTGATAACCGTCTTGAATAGCCTCTACAGCTTTGTTTATAGTAGGTATTTCACCTAGCTTTTTAACTGTATTAGTAACAGAGTCAACAACTTTCTTTTCTACAGTATCTGGAATAAATCTACTAATTTCTCTAGCAGAAAGACTTATACCTGTCCCTACCAAGTCAAGACCAGTGCCTAGTCCACCTCTACCACTTAACGCACCATAAATACCACGCTCTCTGTTGGACAACGTACCTGCTTCTTCTTTCTGTCTTAGTTCCTCTAAAAACACAGGTAAGTCATCTACTGTTTTACCTGCTCTTTCTAGTACTTCTTTGTAAGATTCTGGAGATACAAACTCTTCGGGCTGATAGCCTTGAGACTTATCAAACTCCTCAAGCATGCCAGTAAGCTCGTTGACCGCCTGCATGTCTTGCTGTTGGTCAGCCATTTCTAAAGCGTCAAGCAATTCATCTTTTGTATAATTTTGAATTTGCATTATAACTTCCTATTGAGGTGCTTGTTGAGTTCTTCTGTCTCTTGCTTGCTCTAAGTAACCTTGAGCCGCTTGTGTCGGTACATAACCTGTAACTGAAGGCTCTGGCATAGGCACAAAGAACGTATCCAATAGAGCAGAGTCTTTTTCCGCGCCAACATACTGCTTCATTACTTCTAGGCGTGAGTTACTCTTAGCAATAGCATTCCTAGCGGCTTGTTCTTCAATACGCATAATACGTGCTAAAGTTTCTTTATTTAACGTAATTTGCTGACCCGCTACTTCCTTCATAAACTGAACATCTTTATCCGAAATACCAGTACCCGCACCAACGTCTCCTGAGCCTAACAACGCAAGAACTTGCTTACCTCGTTCAGCCATGAATGTTTGAGTAGCTACTAACGTATCTGTAACGCCCTGTGGTACAATACCTAACTGAGTACCAATACTAGCCATACCTGCTAAAAAGTTAGCACCTGCTCCAGTAATAATACCTTCCTCCATTAACGAACGAGAGTTAGCATTAATTTCTAATACTTTTTGAGCAGTTAGTGCTTTTTCATTAGCAACAAAAAAGTTATCTGTAGCCTTGTCTTTTAACTTGCTAGATATTCTATCAGCATCAGTAATTGTTTTAGTCAGCTGTGCGGCTTGTGTCAAACCTAACTCAGAAGGCATAACCCACTTCTCTGTGTCTTTATTATATACTTTACCTGACTCATTAACACGGAAGGGTTTTGCTTTACCTGAATTATCTGTATATACTTTAAGGGTTGCTTTTTCACCCGAAAGCACCTTCATAAACTCTTCATTACTTAAAGAATCATATTCACCTTTCCCTATAGCTGTAAGCATGGGTGCGCCTACGTTACGGTTATTAGCTATTGCTACTTTACCTTTTCGTCCTTGTGTTTTAATTATACTAGATTCTTGAGCCTTACGTATTTGCTCAAGAGCATCTTTCAAACTACCACCGTTTTTAAGTAAATCAACAGTAAGGTCTAACTTTAAACCTTTGGCTGTTTCAAGTAGTTTTTCTCGTCTAGTATCTTCAGCTATTTTTCTTGCTCTTTGCTGTTCACCCTCTAACAACTGATTAGCTACTGCTGTCTGACCTCTTGCTTGTAGACCGCCTATAACAGCTTGTTTCCTTTCAGGAGTTAAGTTTACAAAGTTTTTTATGTCTCCTGTAAGTTGTTGATTAGGTGTACGTATATCACCAGTCATCATACCTGTAACGCCTGAACCAAATTTAGTCCCTAATTCTCTGGACATTTCCATCATGTTTTGTGCAAAACCACCACTAGGTATTCCTGTAAGAAGTCCCGCTATATCTCTATTTCTTCTAGCCATTATCCTTTTCCTTTAAATTTAGAATAAATCAAAAATATCTTTAATAATATTGCCATCATCTCGGAATAAAGCGTTTAGCATTCCTGTACCTTGTGCCATTTGCATTTGCGTTGCAAGTTGATTAGCTTGTAATAGACTTTCTAAACCTGTTTGACCTAATTGACCAAATAACTC